TATGGGTCTCGATATGTACTTGTCCGCTAAGAAATACATGAGTCGTTATTTCGATGAAGCTGATACTGAGAAGATTAAAACAATCAACGAATTGTTTGGCGTCGAGGGTGTTGAAGATGATGACTATGGTGCACAGGAAGTAATTTTCCGTGTTGCCTATTGGCGCAAAGCCAATGCCATCCATGACTGGTTTGTTCGCACTGTCCAAGATGGGCGAGACGAATGCCAAGAAGCATGGGTGAGTCGTGAACAGCTCAGAGAATTGGCTGAGATCTGTAAACAGATCGTAGCTGATCCGAAGAAGGCTGAAGAATTGCTGCCGACTCGCAGTGGCTTCTTTTTTGGTAGCACTGAATACGATGACTGGTACATGCAGGACATCCAACATACTGCTGACCGAATTGATAAAATTCTAGCAGACCCTGCGTTCGCTAAGGCTGACTTCTACTATCAATCGAGTTGGTAATGAAAGCATTCCAAGAGACAACGAAGGACTGGGTAGGAAATGTGAGCAATCACATCTACTACCTGTCTGATGACAAGCGTAAGATGTACGCATTTTATAATGTTGATACTGGTTTGGTGAAGAAGTTTAACAAACCAATTGGATTCGATCCAAGGTATCGCACCTTCAAGGAATTGAGACGTAAATGAATATCAATGTTTTTCTGAATGAGTTAGCTGCGAATCCCTCACGCAACTTCAAAATTGAACAACTTGAACTTAATCGCAATAACGAAGTTTTGCGTGAGGTCATTCGCCTAGCATTGGATCCATTCACTCAATTCTATCAACGCAAGATTCCTGCATACACTGCACAGGGTGGTGGCTGTTTGGTTAAAGCGATGGGAGAATTGTATGAACTTTCCAGCAGGAATGTGACTGGCAATGCAGCTATTCAGAAACTAACTGACATTCTTACAGGGCTAGATTCTTGTAACGCTAAAGTTATTGAACGAATCATTCAGAAGGATCTTAAATGTGGAGTCCAAGCATCAACCGCAAACGCAGTGTGGACTGGTTTGGTGAGCGAATATCCATGCATGCTGTGCAGTCAATTCGACCAGAAACTCGTAGACAAGATAAATTATCCAGCCTACGTCCAATTAAAGATGGACGGGATGCGCTTCAACGCAATCGTCAAAGATGGTAAATGTGAATTTAGGAGTAGAAATGGAAAAGAAATCTTCTTACTTGGTAACCTTGAGCAAGAATTTATTTCTCTTGCTGGCGATGTCGATTGTGTTTTCGATGGTGAACTCATGGTTATGCATCCTGACGATATTCAGTTTATGGATAGGCAGACTGGCAATGGTATCCTCAACAAAGCAAACAAAGGAACCATCTCTGTAAAAGAAGCAGCAATGGTTCACGCTACTGTTTGGGATGTCATTCCATACATCTTATTCCAAGATGGTCATTGTGGAACTCCGTACTCTACTCGATACGCCACATTGAAGTCTTTGGTTGAGAAACAACCATCCAAGAATAAAAAGATCTGGTTGGTCACAACAGATATCGTGAACACATTCGAAGAAGCACAAGCAATCTTCGAGGGCTATCTTGAAAGTGGACTGGAGGGTATCATTCTCAAAGATGGTAGTGGTCCATGGGAAGACAAACGTGCAAAACATCAAATCAAATTCAAAGGTGAATTGGAATGCGATCTGAAGATTGTTGCAGTGGAAGAAGGTAAAGGTAAGGCTGAAGGAATGCTTGGTGCAATTCTTTGCGAATCTTCTGATGGTGTTGTGAAGGTTTCTGTTGGTTCAGGATTCACAGATGCCCATCGCAAGAACTATTGGAAAGAAAATTTAGTTGACAGAATTGTGGCAGTGAAGTATAATAGTCGCATCAAGAATAAAGCAGGGGAAGATTCTCTGTTCCTGCCTGTGTTCGTTGAACTTCGTGATGACAAAGATGAAGCAGATTCATCAAAGGATATAAAATGAAAGTCGTTATTAATAGTTGTTATGGTGGATTCTCTTTAACAAAAGAGGGAATGGAACGCTATTGTGAGATTAAAAATATCCCTGTTTGGATTGAAGATGACACCAAATTCAAATCAATGGGATTGTATACTGTGTGGACTACTCCACCAGAACAACGATTAGAATCAAAAGAGAATGAAGCATTCTATACAATGAGTATGGAAGAACGCAAGGCATATAACAAACAATATTCTGAGCAGACAATTTACTTTCGTGACATCCCTCGCAATGACCCAGCATTGGTTCAGTTGGTTGAGGAGAATGCAGAGTTGTATTCTGGTCGTTGCGCAGAACTGCGAATTGTAGAAATTCCAGATGGTGTTGACTACGAGATCGAAGAGTATGATGGTAAAGAGTGGGTGTCTGAAGTACACAGGACTTGGTACTAATGATTGAAATAGAATGGTTTACCTTTGCTGTAGAGAACCATGTTCCGCCAGAATTTGTTTTGGCAAAGGAAACTATTGCATTACCTTTAACCCCAGTATTTCCAGAATTGATAAAAGAGTATAATGTTCGTCAGGCTCATACAAGATGTCCTGCGTTCATTGATACTCTTTCCAATACTTTCCTACTAAGATCTGATATCAACATCGGTTTAAGGTTCGACCCTGTTAGTAGATCTTTAGATGTTAAAGATAATACTGAATTGACAACCTCAATGTATATTGACAACAGAGATAAAGATAACTATAATGAGGAAAACAATATATTTGAAAAGGGTAACATGACCTTTTCTATAAAG